TCATTTCAAGCAACAAGCTTTGTAACTTTAGCAACGGGCACCGGAACTTTTACAGTGCCTGAAAATGCAAACGCAATACATATTAAATCTGCAGTAGCAGGAGGCGGAGGAGCTGCGCGTGGAGGTGATGCAGACTCAGGTGCAAATGGTGAATCTGCCGGAGCAGGTGGAGGATCAGGAGCATATATTTCTGACACTGTATTTATTGTTGCTGGTAATGAAACTTTAACTTATTCAGTTGGTGTGGGTGGAGCTCCAGGTAATGATGGAAGTAATGCAGACAGTACAGCAGGAGATGGAACTGTTACAAGTTTATCTGCTTCAGTAACAGGATCATTATTTACTTTAGGTGGTGGTGGCGGATCAAGTGGAACAGGTAGTGATTCAACTACGCTTCGTACTAACACAGCAGGATCTGCAGGTTCAGCGACTGTTGCTAGTGGAAGATATTCATCAGGAACTTTTAGAGACTCTGATGGATTAGCAAAATTATTAACCACACTTACCACAGGTCCCACAGGAAACTTTAATGATTCAGGTAATGGAGCACAAGGTAATTTGACAGGAACAGGTAACTGCTCAGGATCAGGTTGTCGAATAAGTGGTTTTGGTGGTGCCCCATCTTTTGCAGGAAATATAGCTGGAGGGACAGCAGGATCGTCTATTGGAAGTGGCACGAATGGTGGAGACGGATCTCGAGGATCAGGTGCAGGGGGCGGAGCAGCTCAAGTAGATAGCACGGGAGCAACTCTAGGTGGCACAGGCGGTGCGGGTGAAATGGTTTATAGATTTATGAGGGTAGCATAATGGCATTAGCAAATATAAAATTATTACCAGGTTTTGATAAAACAGAAACACCTTCAGGTGCTGAGGGTAAATGGATAGATGGTGACTTTGTAAGATTTAGATATGGTCAACCAGAAAAGATTGGTGGCTTTGTTGCAATAGGCGAGAAAACTATTTCAGGACCTGCTAGAGCACAACATACTTTTACAGATTTAGAGGGTAGAAAATATGCAGCTATTGGCACATCTAAACTTTTATTAATATATTATGGTGGTGAATATTTTGATATAACGCCGTTAGCTACAGCTTTGACAGGCGCTACATTTACTAGTTCTAATGGATCTAATACAGTTACAATAAATAAAACATCACACGGGTTTGAAGAAGGTGACTATTTTATTTTTTCTTCAGTTACTTTGCCTGGTGGTGGAGCAACAACATACGTTGATACAGATTTTACAACAAATACTTTTGAAGTAACGACAGCATCAACAAATAGTTTTACAGTTACGATGCCATCAAATGAAGGTGGTACAGGAATGACTGCTGGAGGCAGCACATCTTTACAAAAATACGAAACTATTGGACCTATCTTACAGACTGCTGGTTATGGTTGGGGTACAGGTGTTTGGGGTGGATCTGTTGGAAGTATACCTTGGGGTCAACAAACAACATCTTCTACAACTATTCTTGACCCAGGAAGTTGGTCATTAGATAATTTTGGTGAGATTCTTACAGCAACAATACGAAATGGTAAAACATTCACTTGGGATGCGGGTGCTGCTAATCCAACAGCAAATAGAGCAACTATACAAACTTCAGCACCTACAAAATCTATTCTGACAGCAGTGTCAGATCGAGATAGACACTTCGTGCATTTTGGAACAGAAACTATTGTGGGAGATCCAACAAAACAAGATCCAATGTTTATACGCTTCTCAGATCAAGAAAACTTTAACGATTACGAACCTACAAGTGTAAATACTGCAGGGACATTCAGACTAGACAAAGGTAATACAATTGTAACAGCTGTATCAGGTAAAGATTATATTTTAGTTCTTACAGACCAAGCAGCATATACAATGCAATTTGTTGGTCCACCTTTTACATTTAGTATTAGACAAGTAGGTACGAACTGTGGATGTATTGGTCAACACGCTGCAGCATATGCAGATGGTAAAGTATATTGGATGGGTCTTGCAGGTGGATTCTTTGTATTTGATGGTACAGTAAAAAATTTACCAAGTTTAGTTGAAGACTTTGTATTTCAAACTGACGGAGATAATTTAGGTGTAAACTATAATTCTAATGAAATAATCTATGCATCTCATAATTCTTTATATAGCGAGATTATATGGTTCTATCCAAAGGGGACACCGGTCAGCAACCCTTCAACACAAATAGATAGAGCTGTAGTATACAACTATAGAGAAAATACTTGGTCTACGATGTCTTTGGCAAGATCTACATACGCAGATTCAATTACTTATGAAAATCCACAAGCTACTGAATATAATCTTACAGGGACACCACAATTTCCAACAGTACAAGGTGTTACAAATACATTTGGGGCATCTACATTATTTCAACATGAGAATGGTGTAAACAAGGTAGATTTATCTGGAGCTTCATCTGCAATATCAGCTTTTGTATTATCAGGTGATTTTGATATTGATCTTCAAGGCGATGGTCAATTTTTATTAAACGTAAGAAGATTTTTACCAGATTTTAAAACTTTACAAGGTAACTGTACAGTTACATTAGGTACAAAAAACTTTCCTACTTCAAACATTTCAACAAATGTATCTTTTGTTGTAACAGGATCGACAAGTAAAATTGATACTAGAGTAAGAGGCAGATTAGCAAACTTAAAAATAGAAAACAGCTCTGTTGGTGACAATTGGAGATTTGGAACATTTAGAGCAGACGTTGAACCAGATGGTAGAAGATAATGGCAAAGATAACAGTTTACATACCTGAACCAAAAGTAAATTACGAGGAAGAAAACCAAAGGCAAATAATAGCATCTTTGGATACCGTAAAAACACAACTTAATACCTCTTTTCAAGAAGACTTGAAAAACGAACAACAAGCATTTAATTTATTCATGTCATGACAATACAATATAAAAACGAAACATTTTCTTTAGCAAACACAGCAGTAACTTCAGTATTTACTTGTCCTACATCAGGCACGTGCATTGTTAAAGCTGTTGATATTGCTAACGATCATTCAGGAGATGTATTAGTAAAAGGTTCAGTTACACCTTCAGGTGGTTCGGCAGTACAATTTTTTATTAAAACATTAACCACAGATACCTCTAATTCTGCAATAAACAACGTCCTTAATCTAGAAGGTGGTGATGCTATTAACTTTGAAGCCTCAGTAGGTGGTGTTATTACTGGTGTTATCAGTTATGCGTTGATTGACAGGTCACAAGAAAATGGCTAAGAAGAAACCATTATTCGGTGTAAATAATTATAAAAAGAGAACACCCAAAAAAAGACCTGGTCGCCACGCAAAAAAATATAGTAAAAGGAAGCCACGTCGTAAACGCAGTAGAGGACAAGGTAGATGAAAATAATACCCGCTAAAGCAAAAGAGATCATAAAAAATAAAAGAACAGGTAAAATATACAAAGACAAAGTAGAGTTTGACAAGGATGTGGCTGATCCAACAACGGACACCGTACAGTCAGATCTTCAACAGGACTTACAAGTAACTGTTGCTTCTTTAGAAGTATTTGGTAAAACTAAATAATGGACCCTAAAGGCGGAACAGAGCTACAAGTAGCAATGTTAGAGAGACACGTAGACTCTAAGCTACTAGAAAAATTCCAAATTACAACATCAGTGCCAGAGAAGATACCTTTATCAAAAGATAAGATAAATATTTTATGGCAACAAAATTCTTACGATCAACCCAATTTATTCCCTTGGTTTAAAAACAAAGATAATCACGATAAATATGATTGGTATGTATTTAACTCACATTGGTTATATGAAAAGTTTAGATACTTTTTTAAGATTCCTACAGAGCGATGCACAGTAATTAAAAACGCAATTGAAGTTTTTCCTGAAAGAAAGATATATAAACAAGGAGATCCAATACGTATGATCTTTCACCCAACACCTTGGCGAGGTCTTAATGTAATTTTAGGTGCCATGCAATTAGTAAAGAGTGAAGATGTAACTTTAGATGTATACTCATCTACAAAAGTTTATGGTGATGCTTTCAGAGATAAAAATGATGATACTTATAAGCCCTTATATGCGCAATGTGCAGAGATGCCAAATGTTAATTATAAAGGTTGGCACAATAATGATTTTATTACAAGTCATCTACAAGAGTATCAAATCTTTCCTTACTCGAATATATGGGAGGAGACATCTTGTATATCTGCCATAGAGGCTCTTGGTGCAGGTATGCACATGATTACAACAAATTATGGTGCACTTTACGAAACATGTAGTGAATGGCCAGTCTATGTTCAATATGATAATAATCGTAAAAATTTATCTACGTGTTTTGCTTATGCAATAGATGAAGTGCGTGAGTATTTACATACAGATAGATGTCAAGAATATTTACAAAAACAACAAGATTTTTATAAAATGTTTTACTCTTGGAAGAAGCGTAAAATAGAGTGGACTAATTTTTTAGAGGGAGTTGCAAATGCAAAATCATGAACCTATTTGGTTTGACAAAAAAGAAGTGAACTTACCCCAACATAGAATTTTTGTAGCTACACCATGTCATTCTGATTTAACAATACATTACACACAATCAGTTTTAGAATTACAAAAGTATTGTATGCAACAGAAGATTGGTATTATGATACAGCTTTTTAAATCTTCACTTGTAACTCAAGGTCGTAATTTATGTGTATCTGCTTTCTTACAATCTAAATCTACACACATGTTGTTCGTTGACTCTGATATTTCTTTTAAGCCAGAAAGTTTACAACATTTAATCGATGCTAATAAAGATGTTATCTCTATACCATACCCAATAAAAGATATGGCATGGGGTAAAGCACATGATCTAATCAAAAAAGGTAAAATAAAAGATGCAGAGGATTTAAAGAATAAAGGTTTCTATAGATACCCAATAAGAGTTGAGGACACAAAAAATATAAAAATTGATAAAGGTGTAATAGAGGTGGAGCACGTACCCACTGGATTTATGTTAATAAACAGGTCAGTATTTGAAAAGATGAAAAAAGAATATCCTGATAAGGTGATAAACCAAGACACATTGATTAATGGTAAATTACAAAAAATTCCTGATATGTATAATTTCTTCGATACTCTTCATGATCCTGAATCAAAAACTTATATGGGCGAGGACTTTGCTTTTTGCAAACTATGGCGTAAAATAGGAGGCAAATGTCATGCTTACGTTAATGACTATATTAGCCATGTAGGAGAGCATCAGTATACAGGTAGGTTCTCCGATGAGTACT